GCGATGATTATGGAAAGCAATGGCCAGTTGATCCGTGGGCGGCGTGCATTTCGTGCGCCGTTGGAGAGCTCGTTAGATATCGAACTGATCGTGAATAAGCACCTTGCGCCCGAGCTTGTGACGGTGGTGCGAGAGCACTACTGCACCCTCGATGTCGGCATGCGCTTGCGATATGCGCACTGCGGCTGCGGGCGTGACACTTATTATCAGCGCCTGCATGACGCACACCTACAGATTCTTGGAGTCATGATGGGGGTGGCTGCTTGACCCCAGGCACGGCTCCGGCAGTTTCTGTCCCACCGTCCCGCCTTGTCCCACTATGTTTAGACGTAGTGGGACAGGTGCGGGCCTTGTCTTTACTGGGTTGTCCCACCGTCCCACCTTTCAGCGTCACCCGCCCGCATATGCGTAGCAGGCACATTGCACGCGCGTTTCACGCGCAAGCGTGTTCTTAAATTTCTCCCTTTACACGAGAAAGGAGATAAATAAGTAGGACGGTGGGGCGAAGCCCCGAATCTGGGCGCTCTCAGGCGTCCCACTTCGATTTTGAAAGGTGGGACGTATGGGACGCCGAATCAAAAGCGATAGCCGAGTGAATACGTTGTACCTTTGTCGTACCCGCGTCGTACCCATATTGCACCCGTATTGTTCCATGGCATTAAAACTCGCTTGCTGCCACCGGAATCGCCCTGTAAAAAGTACCCATCTTCGATAGGTGCGACCGCAGATAGCGGCAGGCACCACACCACCAAACCCGGCCATTGCGCCGGGTTTTTGCGTTTAGGGGTTGGCGATGACAAACGAGCAACAAGCGCTGGCAGAGATGCCGATCTGGTTAGTGATCGTCCTGGCCCTGGTCGGCGGCGTATCGGGGGAGATGTGGCGAGCCGACAAGGATGGGGCGCGGGGCTGGGCGTTGTTGCGCCGCCTCGCGCTTCGGTCTGGTGCCTGCATTGTCTGCGGGGTGTCGGCGATGATGCTGATGATCGCGGCGGGCATGACGATCTGGACGGCAGGCGCCTTGGGTTGCCTGACGGCGATGGCTGGTGCCGATGTGGCCATCGGGTTGTACGAACGCTGGGCCGCCAAGCGGCTGGGCGTCAGCGAAGTCCCGCCAGTCGGGGGCGAGCAGGGGTGATGCACCGATCAGGGGCGCCGAAACTCGCCGGGGACCCTGGGGGTATCTGAGGGACACGGGGTCGGAAACCCGCGGGAAAGTGTTAGCAGGAGCGCCCCCAGCTTACTGAAATTTCAATCATTGAAATCTTGAAAGGATTCATTGAAATACGTTGAAAAAGGAGGGCTCATGACAGAACCAACCTACCTGTCGAAGAGTGCCTTCGCGGCCCGGCTCGGCAGGTCGCCGAGCTACATCACCTGGCTGAAAGACAACAACCGTTTGGTGCTATCGCCCAACGGCAAACAGGTTGATGTGCATGCCACCGAAGCGCTGATTCGCGACACCGCAGACCCGAGCAAGGTCGCGGTCGCTGAACGACACCAGCAGGACCGGATTCAGCGCGACGTTTACAGCCAACTATCCAGCCAGGCCGAGCCGACTTCAACGGCTGCGCCGCCGCTCACGATCACACCTGCGGGGCAGCTCCCCGACTTCCAGAAGGCCCGGGCACTGCGCGAGCACAACTTGGCACAGCTCGCTGAGATCGAGTTGCACAAGGCCAAGGGTTCGCTGGTTGCCCTGTCGGCGGTGCAGTCCGGCGCTTACAACGCGGGTCGCATGCTGCGTGATCAACTGCTGGGCATGCCTCCCCAACTGGCTCCAGAACTAGCGTCGATGACCGACCCCTGGGAAATCGAAAAGCACCTCACCGCGGCGATCCGCCGCTCGCTGGAAGACGCAGAGCGCACGTCTTCAGCGGACCTTGAACACGCACTGACCACGAGTTAATCCTATGCCCACAGAAATCCCTGACGGTGCAGAGGTGTACCGCGAGGCGTATTTCCGTGGGCTACGGCCCGACCCGGACGTCTGGATCGATCAGTGGGCCGATGAGTACATGCGCATCCCGCGTGACACCGGCGCCGCTGAGCCGGGCCAGTACCGCACCTCGCGTACACCATATGCCCGCGAGCCCATGCGTTGCCTTTCGCCGGCTCACCCCTGCAAGCGCGTGATCACGATGGTCGCGTCGCAGCTAATGAAAACTCAGATCGGCCTAAATTGGATTGGTGGCCTGATGCACATGGCACCGTCGAATATCCTGGCATTACTGCCAAGCCTCGGCCTGGCCAAACGGGTGTCCTCGCGGATCGGTAAAACGATCAAGGCGACACCGGTACTCCGCGAGCGTGTAGCGGCTAACCGCTCGCGGGATTCGCGCAACACGATGGACACCAAAGAGTTCGAGGGTGGCACGTTGTACGTCACCACCGCCGGCTCGGCCGCCAACCTGTCGGAGCTATCGGCGCGCTACGTTTACGGCGACGAAATCGACCGCTGGGAGGTCGACATCGGCGAGGAGGGCGATCCCATTGAGCTGGCGGAAACCCGGGGTAGTACCTTTGGCCGTAACGCCAAGTTCTACTTCTCCAGCTCGCCGACGATCAAGGGCGCCTCGCGAATCTCCGACCTATTTGACGGCAGTGACCAGCGTCATTACTACGTTCCGTGTCCGTACTGTGGGCACATGCAGGTGCTTGAGTGGGAGAATCTTCTCTACTCGGCCGACTTCAGCGTAGTGCATTACAAATGCGCGGCGTCCGGGATGGACTGCGACGTACTGATCGATGAGTACCACAAGGGTGAAATGCTCGCCAAAGGCGAGTGGCGTGCTCATGCTGAGGGGGACGGAGAGACGGTGGGTTTCCACCTTAACGCGCTGTATTCACCGCTCGGTTGGATGGACTGGAAGTCGCTAGCCAAGCAATTCGAGAAGGCGAAAAAGGCCCAGGCCAAGGGCGATCTTGAGCCCATGCAGGTGTTCTACAACACCCGTCTGGCGAAGGTTTGGGACGCGGCTCAAGAGCAGACCAAAGCCGACGTTCTGAGACAGCGCGCGCGGCTGGAAGGCTACAGCCTTGGCTCTCTGCCAGCGGCGGTGATGATGATCACCGGCGCCGTTGACGTTCAAGCCAACCGGCTGGAATTCATGGCCATGGGCTGGGGCGTCGGCATGGAGCGTTGGGTCGTCGACTACCAAGTGGTGTCCGGCGATCCCGCAGACGAGCGCACCTGGGCGGCGCTGGACGAATTACTTAAGGCCAAATATCGCCATCCGTGCGGTGTCGGTCTGGGCATTCTTGCGGTGGCCGTTGACTCCGGTGGTCACCACACCGATGAGGTCTACCAATTCTGCCGCGTTCGTCGCTGGCGGAACGTCTTCGCCATCAAGGGAGCGAGCAAACCCGGCAAACCGGTCATTGCTCAACGCCCGTCCATGGTCGACGTGACGTGGAAAGGCCAGACCGAACGCAACGGCGCTGAGCTTTGGTTCGTCGGTACCGATACGGCGAAGGACTGGATCTATAACCGCTACCCATTTGAGTCCGGGCCGGGCGCGTTGCACTTCGCGAATGACCTGCCAGACGACTTCTTCGACCAGTGCGTAGCAGAACGCAAGGTCGCCCGTTATGTGCGTGGCCACAAGCGCATCGAATGGGTGAAGGGCAAGGCCGAGCGCAACGAAGCGCTCGATCTGATGGTGTATTGCCTCGCCATGGCGCATTACCTGGGCCTCCACCGATACAAGGAACACGATTGGGAGCGCGTGCGTCAGTCCTTGGCGCAGTCCGGACTGTTTGACGAAGCTCTGGGCATCAAGCCCGTTCAAGGTGAACGGGTCGATAGCCTTGGCCCAGCTACGCCTGTTAGGCCCCCGGCGTCACCACCCGCTGCTCCGGTCGTGCCACCGCGTCCAGCAGCAACACCCCCTCAACGCCGCAGCTCCACCAGCGGCTACCTGAAGAGACGCTGATATGTCATTTACCCAGAAGCACCTCGACGCGGTTGAGGCGGCCATTGCTCGCGGCGAGAAAACTGTGCGCTACACCGACCGTACCGTGGAATACCGCACCGTCGATGAACTCCTCAAGGCGCGCGAAGAAATACGCTCTTCGCTTGCCAGCGCTGCCGGGCCACGCTCGCGCGTGGTCCGGCTTTACCATGCAGGGAAGGGGGTCTGATGGCCCGACATTTTCCAACGTTGACCCGTAACGGATTTGTCCTGCCGTCCAACATCAAGGCCAGTTACGAAGGCGCTGGAGAAGGGCGCCGTTCCACTGGCTGGGATGCACCCGACAACGGGATCAACAGCATCAACACTCCGGCTCTCCGCAATCTGCGGTCGCGCTCCCGGGCAGCGGTTCGCAATGACCCGTATGCCTTCAACGTCATCGACAAGCGCGTCAGCAACCTCATCGGCACCGGCATCACCCCTCGACCCACAACCGACGATGATGCTTTGCGCAAGCTTCTGCAGGAGCTGTGGGGGGATTGGGTCGATGAGTCGGACGCGGATGATCGCACCGACTTTTACGGCCAGCAGGCGCTGGTAGCGCGCACGGTTGAAACCTCGGGCGAGTGCTTCGTACGGTTGCGTCCGCGCGGTCTGGATGAAGGCTTGGCCGTTCCGCTGCAACTGCAGATCCTCGCACCGGAATTTGTGCCGCACGACAAATTCGAGACCACCAAAAACGGCAACGTCATCCGCGCCGGCATCGAGTTCACCCCAGGCGGCAAGCGCGTGGCGTACTGGATGTACCTGTCGCACCCGCGTGATGCCGCGTCTCTGAACGCCGGCTACAACCAGCTGGTGCGCGTGCCTGCCGCGCAGGTGCTGCACATCTTTGAACCGGTTGAGCCTGGCCAGTTGCGCGGTGTGCCGCGATTGTCGCCGGTGCTCAAACGCCTTCGCAGTCTGGACAACTATGACGACGCGGTGCTGTTCCGGCAGGAAGTGGCCAACCTGTTCGCAGGTTTCATCAAACGTCCGGCGCCGGACTCGGGACCACTTCCCAGAGATCCGGTGACCGGTCAGCCGCTCGATCTGGATCGCGATGGCTTCACCCCGATGGTCGCGCTCGAACCCGGCACCATGCAGGAACTGGGGGCAGGTGAGGAGGTTGAGTTCTCCAAACCGCCAGACGCCGGCAACAACTACCCGGATTTCATGCGTCAGCAGTTGATGGCTGCTGCAGCGGGGTCGGGTACGCCTTACGAGATCCTCACCGGCGACATGCGCGGAATCAACGACCGAGCACTTCGGGTGGTACTCAACGAGTTTCGGCGCCGCCTGGAACAACTGCAGTTCAGCGTGTACGTCCATCAACTCTGCCGCCCAGTACGAGCAGCGTGGATGGATATGGCTGTGCTTTCGGGCGTCCTGGTGCTGGACGATTACGCACAGAAACGCCGCCAGTACCTGCGCACTCGATGGGTGCCACAAGGCTGGGCCTACATCCAGCCAGTGCAGGACGTGCAGGCACGACGAATGGAGGTACAAGCCGGATTCTCTTCTCGCAGCGAGATGGTGCTGCGCACCGGCTACGACGCTGAAACGGTCGATCTTGAAAACGCCGCCGATCTGGCACGGGCCACAAAACTGGGCCTCAACTACAACACTCTTGATGCCGTCGAGGACACCGACGACAAGGAGCAACCATGAGCAAGAAAGCGCGACCGCGCATTTACAACCGCGCAGGCAAGCGTGTCGAGGTTCAGGACAAGACCTGGTACGCCCTGCAGACCAGCGGAGAAGCCACCGAGCGAGTAATCGAGGTTTTCGTCTATGGCGAGATCGGCGCGTGGGGCATCACTGCCAATCAGTTCGTGCAGGATCTGCGCGCCATGGATGATGGTGTGTCTCCGGTGATCGCCGCGTTCAACAGTATCGGCGGCGACCTGTTCGACGGATTGGCCATGCACAATGCGCTGTCGCGTCTGGGCGAGCGCTGCACCGGGCGAATCGACGCACTGGCCGCGAGTGCGGCCAGTGTGGCCGTATGCGGTGCACACCGCGTAGTCATCGCGGCGAACGCCATGTTGATGATTCATAATCCATACACCTATGCAGGCGGTGGCGCTGAGGACTTCCGCCGGGTCGCTGATGTATTGGATCAAACCTTGGAGGCGATCATCGCGGCCTATAAGGCCAAGGCGCCTGACATCGATGATGCCGAGCTGCGGCGGATGGTTGATGCCGAAACCTGGCTGACTGCTAACGAAGCGGTGGCTCTTGGTCTGGCAGACGAAGTCGGCGACGGCATCAAGGTGAAAGCCTGTCTCGGGCAAGGCGCGGTGCTGCAGCGATACCAGCACGCTCCGGCTGAGCTG